GCCTGTATCTGTTCCCTGTAGCGTGTTTGGGCAACAGCAAGTGGATCATGAAGCAAGTCTGTTTCTTTCTGTGCCATTATCTAACCTCCTGTCCTGACGGCATATTTCTACCGCCACCTGTTGCTGTTCCAAGTTGCTGACCAAGGAGATCCAGTCCTCCCATACCCTGTGGGTACACGGATTCCCTTCCAGCTCCTGATGCCACTCTTGCACCCTGAACACTTCTTTCCCCCGGTCTCTGTAACTGCGCCTGACCCGGAAGGTACTGTGTACCAAGCTGGTTGCCAGGTGCGGGAGCATCTGCTGCTGCTGCCCTCTGTCTTTCAAGTTGTACAGCTTCTGCAACTTCAGCTGCCTGTTGTTCTCTTGCAGACTCAAGCAACCTTTCTGCTGCCTGCTGATTCTGTTCCTCAAGAGGATTCGTGATTCCAACCCTTCTCTGTGCCTCGTAAAGACTGATAAGTCCGTTACCCCCGTTCCATAATCTCAGGGCAAGAAGAGCTTCACGCTCTCTTTCTTCAGGAGCTTCAGCCTTTAATGCCACGGAGTTCTCATAGAAATCCTTGATATCATCTGGAGCTATAGCCTGGTCAAATTCGTGTACCGCACTGCGTGCATGTACCGTGACCCTACCCTGAGCCTTGTTGTTCACAAGTTTCAGGAATCTCATATTGGCTTCTTCCATAGCTCTTGCCATAGCGTCAGCATATTTACCAAATACAAGTCTTCCTGTACCTGCCAGTACCGAGAGTGCGAATCCAGTTGATACACCACTTGGCCTCATACCCCTGACAACATTGGGGAATGTGGCTTCCTCTATCATGGTCTGAACCATGCCAAGCTGCTGGAGAATTTCCTGTGGAGGCATGGCAAGAGGTGAGGGTTGAATCTGTACATTCGGTCTTACCCAGTTCTTAGATGCAAACAGTTCATACTCATCCATCGTTGCCTCGGCAGATGAAGCGGGTCCATAGAAGTCTATGGTCCTCCACGCATACTGTCTGAGTATAGCCTCGTACTGTGTGATTAACCTTGCCTCTGAATCGAGAAGATTATGTACTGGTTTGAGTACACCCTGGTATCTTCTCTCAGGTTCTCCCACGTTGTAATCGAGAGATGTTGCGGGTTGTACCTTTATATATGGGTTGAATCCATATCCATGTTTGTATGGTCCCCATATCCATTCACGGTCAACCATCCTTCCGCACCACGTATCGTCCCAGTATTCTACGAAAGTAACTGAGTCAGCGTTATCCATAAGTGGTGTCCACTCTGGATACAGCATCTTTATGTCATTACATGAAGCCTCGTAGAACTCAATGGCCCATTTCATCCCTGCCCTTGAGTCGTCCCATATAATGTTTCTTGGACTTACTGCATCAATTATGAACGGGAATGATATATCTCTTTTGTCCAGATGATCTTTAAGCTGTTCCTTGTATTCTCCCTCATCCGTGAAGTCATCAAGAAACGGCGCATCGGGCCACTTGTCCCCGTCCCACCATGCTTTCATAAAACCAACCCCGTACTGTATGGAGTGTTTTACAACTGTCCTCTTGGTATGTTCGGGTATATGCATCCAGACACCCTGTAGGAACTTCTGGATTCTTTCAGCCCTGTTCTTTGCCCTTGGTGACGGAGCTGGTACAAGGATACTTGGATTGTTTACATCTACGTGATCGGTTGCCACGTTTACTATCGCGTGCGGAGTAGCGGGTCTTACAGGATCAACAGGCATTTCATCTGGCACGGGTACAGATCTTGTGCCAAAATAAAACTCGTCTTCCTCTTCACATTGCTCGTGGAATGTCTTGTAGTAATCTTTGTATGTTTCAAATATCTCAACTACGTGATCTGCCGTGGGCTTGGAGTCATCGTACTCCATATCTCCCGGAACAAGAGGATCACCTGTTTGATAATTTATCAGTACCATTAGAGGTCAACTCCTGATTTGTCCCATCTGTCCTCGACTCTCTTGAGTCTGCGTTCTTTCATAATACGTTCACCCGGAGTCATACCCATCAAGCCGTAACCACTGTTGGCTTCAGCCTGAGTAGGAAGATATCTCCTACCGAACCCCCTGCTTCTCTGTAACTGGCCCTGTGGCTCATTACATGCAGACAGAGCAAGTGCCAGAGAGAACACCTCGTCATCATGTTCCCCCGCGGGAGCCTGTGCTTTGAAGTTACCGTTAGGCATCCTGATATGTTGGAATGCCCGTAACTGTCTCAGTAATATTGGAACCGCAGGAAACGTAATTGTCTTATGTTCCATTGCAACCGTGAGATTTGCAAGCAGTTCTTCACGGATACTTTTCTGTAATGATATCCCCTCAACGGGCATATTGTAAGCCATCAGGTCTTCCACCATAGCCCTACCCATACCAGTTGCGTCAGCCATCATCCTCTGTATTCCCCATTCCTGGTTAATTGCAACTATATGGTTCTGTACCTGTGACCATGACTCTGAGTCCCAGAACCTGTGGTACACGACTTTCCTGTCATCTGCGTCCATGATGATCAAGACAGTAAAGTCACGGGATACACCAAGGTCAAGTCCCGCTACATAGTTTTTTCCCGGTAGGGGAGCATCGAGAAGATCTCCACCTATACATTCTTCTATGTTAGAAAAGAATCCAGATGACAGCGAGAAATCTGCAAGGTACATTCTGCGCCATGCTGATTCAGGCATGACTTCCTTGTCATTCTCGACTTCCTCCACATCTTCTGCTGTAAGAAGAGGATTCTGGTAAACCGTGTAGTGAAAATACCTGTGGTTGTGGTGAATACCTCTCTGTGCTGCTGCACATCCTCTCCTGAACCAGTGTTCAGGATACACAGAAGGAATACCTTCATATATAGCTTTGCCCATTCTGCCAGCCTGTCTGAGCGTGGGCCTGAGTTTTTCAGCAGCCTCGTTGGGAATATCCTGTGACTCTGACACCCAGAGAAAGTCCAACCCTACTGTCTGTAGAGACGGTGCGTTATCAGCGGATTTCAGTTCTATCAATCCCCACACTTCTTCTGTCGGACCATTAAGAGTAATGGTCATATTAGCCTGGTTGGTTTCCCTGATCCATGAAGGATCTAGAAGCTGTAACATCTCGTTCCATGCCTGTCTTCCCTGTACGTAGGAAGGAGCAACAACCCAGCAGTGGAATCCCGGTGGCACAAGCTGGTACCTGTTGATCTGGTCTATGCTTCTATCGAGGGACTCATAATATGCAGCTTCAAGTTCACCGAGGGCACAGCGTGACTTTCCCCATCTCCGTGCTGCCTCTATCCACTTTTCCTTTGCATTAAGTGTATGAACTTCTATCTGCCCCTCATGCGGGGAGTAGCGTGTCCTGAGTAGTTGGCTTGTCATCTTTCAGGTATTCCTTGGGAGTTCTTCTGTCAGGCAGAATTGCTCCGGGCTTCATATCATCCGCTGTAACGGGTCTTATCTTGGGTGCTACCTTTCCTCTGCCACCGCCCTTAGTTGGGCCTTCCTCATCTGGAAGTGCCTGTATCTGCTTGATTACTGCCAGTCTTTTTTCCACGGGAAGATCCGTATCATTGAGCATCTGCACTAGGTGCCACTTGGCTACACGCTTCAGCTCGTTGTTTGGTAGTTCATCAACCCCAACAGACTTCTGCCTTACGTTTTTACATGCAAGGCCGAAGTAGTAATTCCTGTTTACCCACTTGGTAAGCCACGATGCTGATCTACCTATATAGGCAAGCGCACCTGTATCCTTGGAATGAAACTGCCTTACCCACAGGAAAGCCTTCATCTCCGAGGAGAACTCATCCCATCCGTCAATCTGTGAACCATAGTTCTGGTTCTTTGCAGCTGCGGATATGGTTGATGCTATTAAGCCAGGGTGAACATCCCTTGCTTCTTTACGAGGCATTACCTACCTCTGGAACCATATCTTGCGGGAACTGACCTGTTAAGTAATCTCTGTATACCACTCATCATAGGATTTGAAACACCTGGTTGTGGCTGAATGCCCATAGGGTTATACCCGTAAGGAGT